GGGGGTTTCCCCCGCTCCCTCGAAGGGCCTTAGACGGGTGTCTAAGGAACCTCCCTTCGCGGCCATTAAACAGGAGGCTACACTATGCAACGCAGTCGAACGCTTGGTTCCACTTCATACTCGTTGGCGACGTTAAGTGGCTCAATCAAAAGATTGTGCCACCGACCGTACGACACACCGAGTTCAATGGAGTATACTGAGGCGCCGACTGAGTACATCTATAGTGTATGCAACAGCGACCTCGAATCGATGACTGATGAGTTGGGTGCAAAGACAATTTTCCGTCCTTGTACTCACCAAAAGTTATACGATTTCGTGTGGTCGGGGCAACTAGCTAGTAATACGCTAGATGTTTCGGCTGCAGGTCTTCCGTCTGATTACTCTTACCACGTAGTTGCCCTCGATAGAGGAGCGTGGTCCACAAACAAGTGGTCCGTGCTCTCTCATTGCGGGGGTAGCTTACCTATAGTAGAGTTTTCGGCGGTTGATTGGAGTCGTCTCGTGCTTGACGTCGGGAATGCCTTAGAGGGTCAGCTAGAGGCGAGCGTAGGTATGCTCGTCAATCTTGCCCAATTAGGTCAAACCATCCGAATGTTTAAGAATCCATTCGGACTTCTTACCACCCGTTGGCGTCGTTCGGCTTTAACTCCAAAAGAGTTAGTCCGGACTGCGTCCAACGTCTGGCTTGAGAAGCGTTATGGTTGGGACAATTTCTTCAGAGATCTCGAAGCAATTCAAAATCTCCAGAAGGACGTAACTAACCATATCACATTCCTTCAGTCCACCGTTAATAAGTGGACACGTTACGCGCGATCAGAGACCGTTTCACAAGCGGTTTCGTTTCCTAGTCCGAGCGTTGAAAAGGCCCATACCACTTTTACGCTACTAAATCCGACTTGTACACGCAGGGCGTCCTTTGGGTGCGAATTATTTCGTCCCGGGACGTTCTCGGTATTAAGTCGAGCACAGTATGCGTGTCAGCGGATGGGCACGGCCAACGTTGCGGAGGCTCTTTGGGATCTGCTTCCCTTCTCGTTTGTTGTCGATTGGTTCATCGACCTTGAACGGGTAGTGAAGTATCTCCCTCTATACTGGAATCGTCATACGTTTCGACGTATGGGGTACTCGGTGAAGACTGAGTATCGTGCTGCTCTCGAGATTGACTCCGATGCCACTATTACATGGTGGAACGGTATGTCTTTTCCAAAGAGCAAAACCGAACTATGTCCAGAAATCACGGTGGCCAGCACGTATGTGCGGACACCGGGATTTCCCCCTGACATGTCAGGGGTTGGAGCTTTTAATGGTCTTTCCTTTACCCATTTGGCCGATGGGGCTGCCCTTATTGCCCAGCGTTTGTGACGCTGGCTAAGACAGTCAACCGGCTGAAAAAGAACCTTAGGAGGCGTTATGCCGTCAGCTACTCTTTCCCTCAATGGCCATGATGATACCACCGCGAAGGTGTTCACCTTGGTCGGCAACACTGCAAAAGGGGCGTCCTTTAAGGACGCTGCTCGAGCGCTTGCGTTACCCCTTAGCCTGGACGTCGGTCTTTCGATCGGCGCACCGGGGCAATTAGGTAATGACCGTATTACCATCAGTGTCAAGAATGCAGTCTTGAACAGCACCACAAAGAAGGTGTCTGTAGGATCTGTCAAGCTTGAAGTATCAATCCCGCGTGACGACGCCTGGGTGGACGGTACGACAGAAGAAATTCTGGCGTATATCGCTCACTTGTTGGTTTCTGCCAATCGGGTAAAGATCGCTGATGGAACAGTTCCTTAACCTGGTTTACAGGATCGTAGAGCTAATAATTCAGCTCTACGATGCACTTAAAGTGCTTATGGACAAGATGTTGTCTTAGACAAGTGTCTAAGGGGGGTAGGCTGGCATGCGTAACGCTTAGGGAGGAAACGATGAAAAACATCGGGACCTTAACGCCTACAGCTGAAACGATGCTGTCCTGTTGTCGAGCTTTGCTTTTAGACATCGCTCGCACTTTTGCTGGCTACGTTTACGTCCAGCAGGACTCCGAATACCTCCGGACGCGTTGTGCGTCTGAGGGCGATTCAGTTCTACTCACGGCACTACCCACTATGGGCAGGGCCGTCGAGTTGAGTCTCATCACGTGTGAACCAATTGTGGTTCCTCAGGGATGGGAGCTCTGCGGAAAAACGCGGCTACCGCGGTTCTTAAATTACTTGTTTCTACAGGTGTTTAAGACCGACGGCGTCCCTCTCGATCGGGAGAGTCTTAACTGCCAAGCAGCTTATTTGCTGCGTCAGCTGTTCTTACTCTACTCGAAAGTGGAGACTGCCGTCTCACCTGCATTGTCGCTGCTTGCGATAGCTCAGTTTAAGGAACGAACTTCAAAAGAACCGAATGTGAAATATCATTTGGACCTCTATGAAGCTCGGGCATTGCTGGGTAAGGTGTTTCGGAACGGCGAACCATTTGTTGACGACCTCCATAGGTTTAGGAATAAACCTTGGGGCCGCCACGGACCTGGTGCCGTTGCAAGTCAAGCGAGTCCTAGTGAGAAGTGGGAATTCAACCACTGGCCTGGACTGCAAACATCGCTGTTTCAGTTCAATGAGCGGGTCTCTGTCCCCAGCAAGGGCATGCCTTCTCAGCCGTATTCTCGTGTGACATGTGTTCCGAAGGACTTTCGTGGTCCTAGGGTCATATGTATTGAGCCAAAGGAAAACCAGTTCGCCCAACAAGGGCTCATGGCTATTCTTTATAAGCTCTGTCACGCTAATACTCTCACCCGTAGATCCATATCGTTTGAAAGTACCTCTCGCTCTGAGCAATTGTGCTACGATAACTCGTATGCCACGATTGATCTTAAAGACGCATCGGATTATTTATCGATGAGTCTGGTAAAGAGGCTTTTCCCACGATGGGTCTTCTCTCTTCTCACCCGTTATCGAACGCGGACGATTTCGTCGGGTAGTGATACCTGGCGGCCTCGCTCGTTTGCGACGATGGGTAGTGCTCTTTGTTTCCCAATCGAGACTATGGTATTTTGGTCAATAGCCAAAGCCGTGGTTAATAAGATTGGGGCAATAGAGAAGCGACCGAACCGGGAGGTTCGAGTGTTTGGGGACGATATTATCGTCCCCCTGTATAGCGTGAATTACGTTATACTCGCTTTAGAGAGGTGTGGACTTGTTATTAACCGATCCAAAACCTGCGTTGGCCCCCTGGTAAGGGAGTCATGCGGTGAATGGGTACTCTGCGGAAATTCCAGCAGGGTAATTCGGTTTAGGTCCACCGGTGTCTCGGATGAAAGATCATGGCTCCAATACTGCGATTACCTAACCGCAGTACGGACTAGAGGTTTATTAAATCTCGAATCCGCCATAACCATGCAACTTGAGAATCTTCTCCCTTCTAGTGATGTTAAACGTCGCTGGAATAGACGACTTCAACGGTTTGAATGGTTGCTGCCCACGATTGCCGATCGTGGCAGTAGATCTGAGCTAGCGGGTGAACCAGGCATGTATGCCTGGCACGCCCACAACGACACGGCACCCTTCCTCAAGGGCGCTCGGAAACGAGTAAAAATGAGGTGGCTCGAAAACCCGTTGTTATACGGGTAAACGAGAGTGGGGCAAGCTTGCTTGAACCAATCCAGTCGCTGGACATTGCGAGTCGCTTTTGGGTTTCCTTGGCGAATGGTGAAGACAGAATCTGTCGTAATTGGCAGACCATGTCATGTCACCGCGCTTTGGTCCTTTGGGCTTCCTGTGGTGCATGGTAGTAACAGAAATGTTGCTACTCCGGCGGCGGGGTTCGGTGAACCCCGCTTGGGTTGGGATTCGCAGGGGCTTGCCCCCCT